CGTATCCGTGTCCGCCAGGACAACCCCATCACCACTGACCGATTCATCATGGTGGCCGGGTCCGCCACACCGTTCCTGTCACCGCTGATACACACTGGCCAGCCTATCGATATGCACCGTCCTGCTATCATCACAGAATCGGAACTGGACGCTTGGGCCATCCACACAGCCGCCGGGGACGTGATCAACATATGGGCCATTGGCAACTCCACGGCCAGGCCGGACGCCGACACCCATCGGTACTTATCAGCAGCACCGAAAATCCTGTTGAACCTTGACAACGACGAAGCTGGACAACATGAGGTCCCGTGGTGGCAGGCCCATTATTCATCGTCAGCGAAACCGTGGTGTTCGGTTGTGGGGAAGGATCCCGGGGAAGATGTTGGGCTGGGCGTGGACTTGCGGGCCTGGGTGTTGGGTGGTTGTGCTGGAGTACAGCAGGTGGCCACCACCAGTAGCAATCCAACCAAGGCTGATGTCCTTGACAAGGCTCGGGCTGAACTGGCCGCAATCGACCACAGCCACAGCAGCCACAGCAGCAACAGCAACAGCCAGGAGGCAACTCAGCCCCTTGACCTGGCCCAGGCCCCCACGCGGCGGCAGGAGGCGGCGGGCGGGAAGGCCACACCCACATCCAACGCTACCCCAGCAAAAACATGCCTGCACGGTCAGCACTGCAACCACATCCGCGATGGTGTTTGCCTTATTGTTGAAGCTGACGCCGGCGGTTGCCCGGTGAGTCTGTTGACGAGGTGCCCAAAGGATCAGTGGTATCGATGGCCGGACCCGTTCGACCACCCAACAGCGGTTGTAAGTCAAATCATTTTTGGCATGACATATATCACTCAAAAGCAAAAGGCAAAGGAGAGACGACGGAATGTTGCGAGATGAATGTGTGAACATGAAATGTGATGCGAATGAGGCCGGGCGGTGCCGGAATAATCCGGAGCAGTGCCTCAAAAGGGAAAAGCCCCAGTCGAACCATGGGAAGAAGAGGGTAGTCTGCACCGAATGCGGCATGCCGGTGCTGTGGGTGCCGGAGGGAGGATACTGGCACCACGGGATCTTCCCGGGAAGCAGTTGCCACCTGCAATGCCGCCTGTTCCTGCCGGAGAGCGACGGGAGCCTTCCGCATGGGCTGAAGCTGGATCCCCTCTACGGAAAGCTGCGTGAATACCGAGCGGGTGGGAAGGAGCCGGTGATCCCGGACTCAGAACCGGCTCCGGCGGCGGACTCGGACCCAACACCCTGGGGGGTCACGAAAATGTGGCAGGACCTGGCGGCCTGGCAGGGGGAACAGCTTACGTCCACGCCGGGAATGGAGTGGCAGGAATCACCGGACCCGGCATGCTATGAGGAGGCTGCCGAGGTTCCCCCAGGGTTTTTCGAATCAGGGGAAGTCAACTGGGGAGCGGCGCTTGACGCTGCTCGGCAGGCTAAGGAGGTAGCCCCCCAGCGGAGGACCTCCCCGGAAGCCTTCGCAAAAATTCTGGATGCTCGGCTGGCTCAGATCCAGACAGTCCTCGGGCACAAGGCCGGGGAGTACGCTCAGGGCGGCGATCGTTTGCATAATTTCCGCTTGGCCGCCAGGGTCCATGGCGTGTCGATGCAGGAGGCCCTTTGGGGTATGGCCCTCAAGCACCTCATCAGTGTGATGGATCTGGTAGCCGGGAGGTTGCCGGCGAGCAAGGCGACGGTGGATGAGAAGGTGGGGGACTTGATCAACTATCTGATTCTGCTGGAGGCAGTGTTTGCAGAGGGGAGGGATGACGCATGACGATCAAGGAGCAGGTGGACCCCTGGGAGGATCCGGCCGACATCCGGTGTCCGGGGTGCGGTGCGGCGGTCGAGTCCCTGGGCGGCGGTAAACTCCGGTGCCTGGGGTGCGGGATGACTGCCGAAACGGTCGATGAGGAGGTATCTCTGTACGACATGCGGCCGGACATCGATTACACGCTGGCAAAGCATGACGATGCGCTGACGCTGAAATCAGGTAGCATTTTCGGGGACTGGGAAGACAACAAGGACAAGCCCTCATGACCACCCCCTTTTCCGGCGCCCTTACTCTCCTCGCAGGCGCAGAATGGGATAAGGCCCGGGCCCTGTGGACCGCCGTGTTGATCCAGGCAGCCGTGGACCTGAGCGGGAAGGACGCCGGGAAAGGTCTCTCTCCCATCATCAAGTCGTCAGCAAAACGCTGGTTTCTCAGTCCCGCCGATCACATCGGGTCCTTCGTATGGGTCTGCGAGATCCTTGGCCTTGACCCAGCAAGGACACGCAAAGCAGCCATCGCATCCCAAGGCAAAGACGGTTTCAAGCGCATCCTCTACAAGATCACAGCCCTAAACGCCGAGGTCGACGCATAATGCAGCAGCAGCAGGTGGTAGTAGCACAGCAGCAGGAGAGGCCGCTGGTCGGCTGGAAGCAAATAGGGGATCACCTGGGTGGAGTCGCACCGGAGACGGCCCGGGGGTGGGCCAGGAGAGACAGGACCATGCCCATCAGCAGGACGCCCGGAGGGGCCCCCGTTGTGTATCCAGGGGACCTCCGGGCATGGTTTGAGGCGCGGCGGAGAGGGAGGAGGTGAGAGATCACCTCTTTCTTCTTAAAATATTTTCCCGTGACCGCAAAACCACCCCCTTTTCACCCTCTTTCCACCCCCTTTCCCACTCAAAACCCCACCAATTCCACGCAACCACCCGCATTGACACGCAAAATTAACCGTGAAACCATTTGGCATATTTATATCCACGGCCATCCAACAAGGAGGCGAGAGTGACGCCCAAGGGACAACACATAGCAAGGTGGATACCATGTGATAAATTCCGCACAGAACACGACCGTATTTTTGCTCAATCCGCCCCTCCCGCCCCCAACCCTCTCAAGCCGCCCGTCTGTGATCTGTGCGGGGCCCGGCTCTCCCAACCATCTCAAGTTCACAAAATACACAACCTGGACGCCTGCAGGTGGGAGACATATTGCCCGGTGTGTTTCCAGGTCAAAATCAAGGGGGGTTTTCGGTGAAGGCCCTGCGACCGAAACAGGCCGATTTTGTGCGTGAGTACCTGATCGATCTCAATGCCACCCAGGCCGCGATCCGGGCCGGATACTCTTCAAAAACAGCAGCATTTATTGGACACGAGAACCTAAGAAAACCTCAGATAATGGAGGCCTTGGCAGCAGAACGATCCAGGCAGGCGAAAAGAACAGAACTCACAGCCGATATGGTGATCCATGGGTTACTTAAAGAGGCGACAAACGAAGATCCCAACACAGCGTCGGCTCGGGTAAGGGCCTGGGACTTACTTGGCAAACATCTTGGCATTTTCGGGGCTGATAATAAGCAACGTGGAGGTGTTGGGGTTATTGTATTGCGCCCACCTTTGATTGAGAAGCCACCCGATGCCGGGGTTTATATCACAGATGATGCCGGCAGTCCCGACGATAATGATGAGGACCAGGATGGCGGCGATGAATAACCCCTCCACCGGCATAGCGATCCCCAAGTGGGACCCGGATCAAGAGGTCACATACAATCTAATTCCAACCATCGAGGCGTTTCACCGCTGTGGAGCCCAAAACCGCTGTATTGTTGGTGCTGTGGGTTCCGGCAAGTCAACTGGCTCGTCCTGGGAGGTCTGTTTTTTTCTCCCTGACTATCTTTTCCGTCGCTATGGAATGAAACGAACGGTCTGGGCGGTCGTTCGCAACACGTACCGCGAGTTGTGCGACACCACAATGAGGACGATCAAAGAATGGTTCCCGTGGGGTGAAGAGAGCAAGTCCGACATGATCTACACCCTTCGGTATCCGGAGGGATACGAGGTCGAATTGATGTTCCGGGCCTGCGACAGGGAGGGAGATGTCAAGAAGTTCAAGTCTCTTGAGCTGACCGGGTGCCTGATCGACGAGAGTATAGAGGTTCCGGAAGCCATCAAAAAAATGCTCCGGAACCGCATCGGGCGATACCCTCGCAAGTCGCCAGTCCGTTTCTTAATTGAGGTCACCAACCCCCCAGACGTCGAACACCCCCTCTACAGTCAATACAACTGGACCACACCACCTCCCGGGCCTGTCCCGGTTGGCCCAGCAAAAAAGGGATGGATCGGGTTTTGGCAGCCCCCCCGGGAGAACGAGCAGAACCTCCGCCCAGGCTACTATGACGACCTGATCCGGGACTACGCCGACAATCCGGACTGGATCAGCATGTACATCGAAGGCAAGCCCGGGCAGCTTATCCGGGGCCGCCTGGTCTACCAGCATTTCGACCGCGCTGCCCACGTCGCTAAGGCCCCCCTGGTGTGGGGTGGGCAGCCATTGGTGAGGGGCTGGGACCACAACGGCAACACCCCGGCCTGTGTCGTTCTGTCTGTCATCGGTACTGGCAAGATCCAGGTCCTGCGCGAGTTCACGACGCTCAAGGAAAACTGCGTGGAGTTCGCTCGCCGGGTGATTGCCGGGTGTGACGAGGCTTTTCCTGGGGCATCCTACCGGGACTACGGGGATCCGGCCGGGCTCACGCAGTACAGCACCCGGGAGGGGGATTTCACGTCCAACACGCAGCTGATCTCTGAAGAGGTCGGCATCAACATCGTTCCCGGTGAGCAGACCTTCGCTGTCAGGGTTAACTGCGTCGACCAGGCCCTGGCCAGGAGAGACGGCGTCCTCATCGACCCCGGATGCACCCGGTTGATCAATGGTTTTTTGGGTGGCTACCACTATCCAGAGCTTCAGACCGGCGTCCAGGGCATTTACAAGTCGGAGCCGCAGAAAAACAAATATGCCCACGTCCATGAGGCTTTGCAGTACCCGCTCACCCGGCTGTATCGGTCTGCGAGCGCGGAACAGCCCAGGGACAGGGATGTGTATCCGGAGGAGTATGAGCTTGCATCCTATTAATAGGGCGGCAGTGGTCATCGACGGCGAGAGAGTCCGGCCCGGGGACGTCGTGAGGACCTGTCCCAACGGCTCCTGCGGCCACCGCCGGTACATCGACACTTCGGCCAGGTCCTTCTCCCAACAGCCGTATTGTCCGGAGTGCATGGCCATCTCCGAGGTGGCAGCCGGCGGGGACGATTACGTGGAGGGATACTGACAATGGCCGAGCGAGTAGCGAGTCTCAAGGATCTGGTGGAGGCCCTGGACCCAAAGCGGCACGACCCGCCGCTGGAGTATGAGTTCAGCGACGGCAAGAGGTTTTACGGTGACCAAAACAGGGGCGCCTATAAATACACAGTGGTAGACGGGGAGATCGTGGAGTGACAGACAGCGCACAAACACCGACAGCAGCACAGCCCACCGCGACAGCGGAGGCAACGACACGGCCCAGGGCCGGGCACATCGTCCTGGCCTCCATGCGCCAGGGCGGGGAGTACCTTTTTGCCCAGGCCGTGGTGGACCTCCTCGGCAAGGCGTTCCCTGGCTGGGTCTGGACGGCCTGCGTTGACGGCAATGTCCTCTACATCAAGTGCCCGCTTTTGTCCGAGCGCTTCGGGATGAGGAAGGACGTCGACAAGGTCGACCGCCATTGGGTGATCATGGCCGGCGGCGAGATGCTGGAGCGATTCGGGATGCCCTACACCTACGATCCGAAGGCCCTGGATGAGTGCAGGCGTGATGCCTCCGGAGCCCCCGAGAGCGACAAATGGACCCCCGACCGGCGCCACTGGAACAAGAGCGTCAACGACTGGAGGCTGTAAATGATCCTGCCCGAGCATGGCATCCTTGACGACGCGAGCCGGCACAAGTTGGTCAACGACCCGACTGGTGAGGATGAGGTAGAGGTCAAGGCCCTGGAGGACCGGGACTTTTTACAAATGACCCAGTCGGCCTATGACGCCTCAACCCAGTATCTGGACGTCAACCACCGGGAGCAGTGGGAGCGCAACTACGCCAACTTCATGAGCCGGCACCCCAAGGGCTCGAAGTACTACTCGGACACCTACCGATTCCGAAACAGGCTGTTCCGGCCCAAGACTCGGTCCAACGTCCGGCAGAAGGAGGCGGCCCTGTCGGCGGCCTTCTTCACGACCTCTGATGCCCTCAACATCCAGCCTACAGATACCAGTGACCCGGTCAAGGTCGAGTCGGCCCGGATGGTACACGAGACCGTCAATCTTCGCCTCAAGCGGACGATCCCATGGTTCAAGATCGTCATCGGGGCATTCCAGGCGAGTAACGTAGCCGGGGTGGTGTTCAGTCACAATTACTGGGAGTTCGAGGAGCGAGTCACCAGGAAGACCCGGAAGATCCCCGAGTACGACGAGGCCAAGGGCCAGGCCACCCTGATTGACGAGGAGTATGAGGAGCGGGAGACCCTGGTTGACCGGCCGGTGATCGAATTGGTCGAGCCAGAGAACCTCCTTTTTGCCCAGGGCTCCGACTGGCTGGACCCGATCAACAGCAGTCCCTACATCATCCACATGATCCCGATGTACGTCTGTGACGTCGTTGACAAGATGCAGACCGAGGACAGCAAGACTGGGCAACCGATATGGCGGCCGATTTCCAGGGACGAGATCATCGCTGCAGGCGCCCACGGCGCCCATGGCTCCGACGGCGAATCCATGCGGCGGGCCCGGGAAAACAAGGCCGGGGGCCAGGACCCCAAAGAGTCAGACTCCAGTATCGCGGACCACCAAATCGTCTGGGTCTACCGGGTGATCTGGCGCTTCCCGGGCGATGGGGACTACCTCTGGTACACCCTGGGGACCACGGTCATGCTGACCGACCCGGTCCCGCTGAAGGACGTCTACCTCCACGGCATCCGACCCTACACGATGGGAGGGCCAATCATCGAGGCCTTCCGGTGCATCCCGACTTCCCCCGTGGAGATGGGTCAGGACATCCAGGCCGCGAGCAACGACCTCCAGAACATGAGGCTGGACAACCTGTACCAGGTCCTCAACAAGCGCTACCTGGTGCGGCGCAACGGGGATGTTGATCTCCGGGCCCTGCGCCGGTCCATCCCGGGATCTATCACGATGGTTTCCGACGTCGACAAGGACGTCAAACACGATGAGACCCGGGACATCACCGGGTCCAGCTACCAGGAGCAGCACCTTTTCAACGCCGACATGGACGAGATTTCCGGATCCTTCTCGTCCTCCTCTGTCTACAGCAACCGGACGTTGAACGAAACCGTCGGCGGAATGAAGATGCTCAAGGACCCGTCAAACGTGATGACCGAGTACATGGTCATGACGTTTGCCCAAACATGGGTCAAGGATACGCTCACGCAACTGGTCGCCCTGGAGAAGGCCTACGAAGACGATGAAGTTTTCCTGGCAGTGGCGGGGAAGAACGCCAACGTCAATGTGATCCACCCGTCGTGGAGCCGCACGGACTACGACGTCGAGGTCAACGTCGGGTACGGTGTCACCGACCCCGAGAGCCGGATCCGGAAGTTCATGATGGGAGTGGAGACGGTCGCCAGAATGGCTCCGAAGACCATGTCCAGGTTCAAGGAGGAGGAGGCCGTCAAAGAGGTGATGGGCATCCTCGGATACCAGGACGGCAGCCGGTTCTACATGAGCGAGGCCGAGGCACAGAAGCTGGCCGCCGGTCAGCCTCCGGGACCACCCGATCCGAAGACCGCCGAGATCATGATGCGCGAGAAGCTCGGGGCGGCCGATCTGGAACTCCGCCGCATGATCGCAGAGGCCGAGATCATGAGCCGGGAGCGGATCGAGGCGGCCCGGCTCAAGGCCATGATGACGGACGCCCAGGCCCGGAAAGAGATCGAGCTTGGAAAGCAGGCGGTCCAGGTCGGGAAACTCCACCTGGACGCTTTCGGCCTGGACTACAAAATGGAGGACATGCGGCGCAAGGACGCCGAGATCCGCGACCGGGAGCAGGCAAAGAGCCGTGGTGGAATGCCGGGCCTGCCGAAACTCGGGTACGGGGGCGGAATGCCGCCGGCGAGTACTCCGCCGCAACCTGGAGGGGGGACACAGTAAACCATGACCGGTTTGTTCGGCTTCACCGAAGAAGAGAACTCAATGGATGACTACACCGCTCCCATGATGGAAGCCAAGTGGGCCATGGAGGAGCGTGAGTTCCAGATCCGCCAGCGACAGGAGGAGCGGAAGCGCGAGATCCAGCAGGCGATCAGGGAAGAGGAGTTCATCCGCCGGGGCCGCGCCTGCCAGGACTTTATCGAGTCTGAGGTGGGAAGTTTGATCATGGAAATGGCCGCCCGGAACGCCAATGAGGCGAAGGAGAAACTGGTGAGCCTGCGACGCCGGCCGCTCGAGAGGAAGGAGTCCTACCTGTCGAGGGTCCAAGAGCTTCAGTTCCAGGCGAGGCTCCCGACCCTGATCCTCGACTGGCTCAACATAGCCATCGACAACGCCCTGGTCATCATGTCGACCCGGGATGAGAACAATACAACGAGTACTTTCTAAAAGGAAAGGGGATTTTCAGCATGAACGACAACGATGCAGCCGCTATCCGTCAGGACGGGGTTGATAGTGTCGACGCCGATAATGCCTTCGAGGACGGTGCCGAAAGACAGCTATCCTCTATGGAAGACAGACTGTCGGCAAGGGATGAGATGATCGCCAGGATCGCAGCACGGAACGAGCAGAGCCTGGCAGAACGGGAAGGACGCGACCCGGTTATGCCCGATGAAGTCCTCGATGACGGGGACATGGCCAAAACCGACAGAGACGCGGACATCCCGGACGCCGCAGCAAGCCAGCGGCCGGACAGCCGTGAGAAAAGGACCTACAAGGTCAAGGTCCTGGGCCAGGAGTCCGAGGTCGATGAGGATGCCCTCATCGCCGGATTTCAGAAGGCCCAGGCCGCAGAGAGGCGCCTCCAGGAGGCAGCCGAGGCCACCAGGAGGGTGGCGCAGAAAGAGGCGGAACTCCGTGAGCGGGAGGCTGCCCTCAACGCGATCCAACAGGCCAAACAGCAGGCGACATCGGACGTCGAAGTGGCGGAACTCGATGACCTCGCCCAGGAACTGATGGACAGCGTCTTCGAGGAAGATAAGGAGGGAGTCAAGCGAGCCATCAAAAAGGTCGCCGCCCTGTCGAGGGCGCAGAACATCCCCCAGCAGCAGACCCGCCAGGTGTCCCAGGAGGACATCGACCGTGGGGTTGAGGAAGCCCTGCGGCGGAAGGAAGCCAACAAGGCAATAGCCAGGTTCCGTGAAGAATACCGGGAGCTGGCAAACGATCCGGACGGCTGGAGGCTCGTCAATGAGCAGAGCAAGGTGGAGATGATGCAGAATCCGGGTGCTGATATCTGGACCATCATCGACAGCTCTGCCAGGGCTGTGAAGCAAAAACTGGCGGGTCTCGCAGGTGTCCCGGGCGACGGTCGCCCGGAAGAGAGCCTGCGGGACCGGAAGAGAAACGCGGGGCCGGCCATCAGGCCGTCCATCGGCAAGCGGGCTCCCGGGAGGGTTCTTCCCCGGGAACTGAGCCCGTTTGAACAAATCAAATTGGCCAGGGGACAGTCGTAGGCCACAACTGCGGCCAGTCTTCTGGGATAGCAAAGGAGAGTCACCATGTCACAACTGTGGGCAGTAAACAGCCTGGGCGGATACATGAGCGCCCAGAACCTCAGTAAAGTACTGAGGATGGAAGTGGCCCCCACCGTGAAGTTCCGGCAGTTTTGCGATGCGAGAGACGCATCCATGCAGGGGCTCCACAAAGGGCAGACCTATCACTGGAACAAGTACAGTAAGGTCGCCGTCGCCGGTGGGACCCTGTCCGAAACCCAGAAGATGCCCGAAACCAACATCACAATCAGCCAGGGGACGCTGTCCATCCAGCAGTTCGGAAACTCCGTCCCCTACACCGGTCTCCTGGATAACCTGTCCGAGCATCCGATCAAGGAGATCATCAAGAAATCCCTGAAGATCGACGCCCGGGACGCCCTGGACACGGCCGCCCATACCGAGTTTGCCAAGTGCAAGCTGCGGGCGGCGGCGGCGACCGACACGTCCGCCATCACCCTGACCACCAACGGCACGGCGACCGTGACCAACACCGTTGCCCTGGGAACCGGCCACGTCAAGACCATCGTGGATACCATGAAAGAGCGGAACATTTCGCCCTATGAGGCGGATGACTACTACGCCCTGGCCTGGCCCACCACGTTCCGGACCTTCCATGACAACCTGGAAGGCAAGCAGATGTACACCGAGTCCGGCTTCGGCATGATCAAAAACGGCGAGAAGGGCCGGTATTACAACTGCCGTTTCGTGGAGCAGACCAATGTGACCAAGGGCACCGGCTCCACCGCCAACGCCGCCTGGGGTGGCGCCAAGTCCGACTGGTGCTTCTTCTTCGGAGATGACACCGTCGCTGAGGCCATCGCGATCCCCGAGGAGATCCGGGGCAAGATTCCCACCCAATACGGCCTCGACATGGGCATTGCGTGGTACGCACTGCTCGGGTTCGGACTCATCCACGACGACGCCCTGAACAGCAGGATCGTCATGTGGGATTCCGCCGCCTGATGACCCCCAACCAATGAGGTAGAGGGGGACCAGGGATGGTTCCCCCCTCTCATAAAGGAGAACGCACATGAGTTATTCAGACGACCAGATTGTCAATGTCTGCCTGGGAAACTGGGATTTCGGGGACGGGAACACCGTTGACATCCAGTCCTGGAGGCTTCCCCCCGGGTTCAAAGGTGAGGTCATCGCCGTAGGCGTCAGCATCACCGAAACAGTCAACGCCCTGACCACGGCCCCGACGGTGAAGGTCGGGACGGCAGCCAACGACGACGCCTACGCCCTACTGACGATCCCCAACGGGACTGCCGACAAGGACTTTTTCGACCAGACCGACGACACCGACGCCATTATCGCCGCGGCCTCCGGCCAGGACGCACAGATCCCGGCGGGCACACTGGTGCAGTTCACCGGCACCCAGGCGGCAACCTCCGGCACGGCGGCCGGAAAGGGGAACGTGATCGTGACCTTCCGTCTCTGGAAGTGATCCCGGCGCCCGGGTAAGGGCGCGAAAGGAGGACATCATGTCCGATTGCATCAAGAAAGGCCTGAGCGAGTGCGAGAAGATCACCGAGAGCCCCGAGGCCCTTGGTATGAGCAACGCCCCCGACAAGAAGGGGCAGACCCCCAAGAAGACCCCCGAGACGACCGTCTCTGACAGCCGGGGCACCTTCAAATTCAAGTAAGCGCACGGCATACGCCATGTCGGCCGTGAGCCCCCGCCCTTCCATTGTGGAGGGGCGGGGATTTTCTCAACCGAAGGAGTCCGACCATGAAAAGAAAAAAGGTAGTGATCCAGGACTGGCCGTGCTGTGAAACCGTGGAACTCCCTCCCTGTCCCTACGACATCGAGAAGCGGCGCCAGGCCCGGGTGGAGACTCTCGGGTATGTCCCGGACACCCGGTCCATCAACGAGATGGGACCCTTCGAGGAGGACGCCCTGATGGGGTGGCCTGAGCCCAGGAGGGAGGACTGATATGAAACCCAAAACCAAAATCGACTTCACCAAGGACTACGGGACCATTTGCGGCGGCAACAGCCGGGCGGTGTACTCCCAGGACGGAATCGAATTCGATTCGAGAGGGGACCGCCTGACCCCGTTCACCCCCGAGGAGCATGCCGCCATTGATGCGGAACTCGGTCTGATGAAGGCGAAAAAAGACCTGGACGAAGCCAAGGCGGCCTCTTTCCAGGCGGCGAGTGAAGCCAACCGGATCCTCAACGCGGTTCATGATGTCATCCCGCAGAGGAAGCCCGGGGTCCCCAAGGACATCGACTCCATGCAGAAGGACATCATGATCAACATCGCCCTGAACCGGTTCGGGAAGAAGATCCCGAAGAGCTACTCCCGGACGAAGGTCCAGGAAATGCTTGAGGCCCTGTACTGACATGATCTTTCGGCTGAAAAAGAACCCCCACTGGTCGGAGCAGGACTTCGGCGCCCACAGGGGGCGGCGGTCGGTCTGTGTTTCGAGGTACGGCGCCATCGGGGATATGATGCAGACGTCCTCGATTCTGCCGGGCCTGAAGCGGCAGGGGTTCCGCGTCACGATGAACACGACGCCGAAGGGTCATTCCATCCTGCGCCACGACCCCCACATTGACGACTGGTTCATCCAGGAGGACAACTTTGTTCCAAACGAAGAGCTCGGAGAGTATTGGTTCAAGATGGAGCAACTGTTCGGCCGGTTCATCCTGCTGGCGGAATCGGTCGAGGCGTCCCTCCTGGCGATACACAACAGGCGGGAGGCCGGCTGGCATCCCGCTTTTCGGCGTATGGTCATGGGAACAGTGGATTACCTTGAGGCGACCCACGCCATCGCTGAGGTCCCGCTCCCCCCGGAGGTTGCTTTTTACCCCACCCTGGAGGAGAAGGCCTGGGCGAAGAGGTTTATCCGCCGACTCGGGGAGAATGTGTTCACCATCCTCTGGCCCCTCGCCGGATCCGCCCTCTATAAGGTGTGGCCCCACATCGACACCATCTTCGCCCGGATCCTGATCACCTACCCCAACGCCAGGATCATCACATGCGGCGGGGAAAGTGAGAGCTTCCTCCAAATTGGCTGGGAGAAGGAAAAGCGGGTGGTCAAATGCGCCGGGAAGATGACAATCCGGGCGACCCTGGCCCTGGCCAACGAGGTGGACTTGGTCATCGGGCCCGAGACGGGTGTCCTCAACGCGGTTTCCATGAGGGAATCGGTCCCGAAAATCCTGATGTTGTCCCACTCTTCGATCCAGAACATCGGCGGAAACTGGAAGAACACGGTTGTCCTGACCCCCGAGGACACGCCGTGTTACCCCTGCCACATCCTCCACGTCGGATTCGACTCCTGCACCCGGGACGAAAGGACTGGGGCGGCACTGTGCGCGGCAAACATCACCCCGGAGGCCGTCTGGCCCCACATCCAGAAGTTTGTTGAGGCAAAAAAATGAGTACTTTTCTCCAGCTTTGCCAGAAGTTCCGGAAGGTGGTCGGGATCTCCGGGTCGGGGCCGGCCGCCGTTACCGATCAGACCGGCATGTATTTGAGGATCGTGACCTGGGTTGCCGACGCCGAGTGGGAGGTCATCACAAAGTGGGGTGACTGGCCCTTCATGCTGGTCCCGAAGGCAGTGATTCCGGTCACCGCCGGCACAGCGACTTACACCCTGACGGATCTCGCCATCACCGACTTGGCCAGGTGGAAGCCGAAAACCTTCGTTGTGAAGCCCGGGACCGCCAACTACCTCTCGCTCCCGGAGAAAAGAACCCACGAGGACTACCTGAAGAGCGAGTACTACCTCGGGGCGGGGGAAACCGGGGATCTTGTGGACGTCGTGGTGAACCCTGTCGACAACTCCATCACCTTCATCCCGACCCCGACCGAAACCCAAACGGTCTGGGCGGGGTATTTCAAGACACCGACGAGGCTTTCAGGGAACACAAGCCAGACCCCGATCCCTGAGAGGTACGAGGACATCATCCTTGCCAAGGCAAAGATGTTCTACGCGGAAGCATTCGACAACCAGGTCCTGCTCCAGATTGCCTCGATGCAGTATGAGGACTGGATGCGGAGGATGGAGAGGGAACTCCTCCCCGGGTTCCTGGGGATGGGACTTTCCAGTCCCGAGATCAATGAGCCGGTGAGGGTCGAATAATGCTGAAGACGGCCTACTATGCCTTCGAGGGTGGACTTGACCTTGTCACTCCGCCCCTTTCCATGCCTCCAGGGAGGCTCCTGGGTGCCCAGAACTACGAGATCGCCCTCCAGGGTGGTTACAGCAGGGTCGAGGGCTTCGAGAGATGCTCCGGGAAGCCCAAGCCCTCCGCGGCCAGCTACTGGATCCTCAATTTTATTGTTGGAACCACGGAAGTCACGGCAGGGCAGACCGTCACCGGAAGCACAAGCGGGGCCACGGGCGTCGCGGTCATCAATGGGGTGCTGGAAACCGGCACCTATGCTGGAAACAACGCCACGGGCTACCTTGTTCTTTACGGCGTTTCCGGGACCTTTGAGGATGATGAAGACCTGGAGGTATCAGCGGCGGTCATAGCCTATGCGGAGGGCACTGCGACTGAGCGAGGGGCCATCACGGATGCCCTGGACACCACCTACATCCGGGCGGCCATCGAGGCCACCAGGACCAACATCGCGGTCGTCCCAGGGTCAGGGGCGATCCGGGGTGTCTGTGACATCAGCGGGACCCTCTACGCCTTTCGGGACAACGCCGGGGGGACGGCCTGCATCATGCACAAGGCAACCACGGCCGGGTGGGTGGCGTGTGACCTCGGGTACACCCTGCTCTTTGACACAGGGTCTGTCGAGATCCTGGTCAACGCTGTTTTGACCGGGACTACCTCCGGGGCCAACGGGACCGTCAAGAAGGTCGTTGTCCAGAGTGGGGCCTGGGGAGACGGGAATGCCGCCGGGTATGTCGTCCTGTATGACATCGACGATGAACCCTTCACGAACAACGAGGACATTACAACGGTCGCCGGGGGGGCCGCCAAGGCGAATGGTACCGGCTCCGCGAACGCATTCACGGCCGGGGGGGCATTCAAGTTCCGGGTCCACAACTTCACCGGCTATGCCGGGGACAGGAAGATGTACGGTCTCAACGGTAAAGATAGGGCTTTCGAGTGGGACGGGGCGGTCTTCTCATGGGTTTATACCGGCATGACCGTAGACGTTCCGCAAGAAATCTGTGTTTTCCAGAATCACCTCTTCCTCACTTTCGACGGTGGTTCCGTTCAGCACTCCAGCAACATTGACCCCCTTATCTGGTCCGTCATCCTCGGTGCTGGTGAAATCGGGGTCGGTGACGATTCCGTGGGGATGGCTGTCCTACCCGGGCCCGCCTTGATCATCCTGTGCCGGAACAGCCGATTTGTGCTGAAGGGGACATCCTCTGATGACTGGGTCCTATCACCCTATTCCTATGATGCCGGCGCCATTGTGAACACTATCCAGGTCGCGCAGGACGCTATCTTCCTGGATGACAGGGGTCTCACGAAATTCGGGAACGTCCAGGAGTATGGAGACTTCCAGGACAACGTCATCTCGGAGATGGTCCAACCCCTCCTGGACTCCAGGAAGACCCTTGTGACTTGCTCGACCGTCATCAAAGACAAGAACCAGTACATTCTCTTCTTCTCCGATCAAACGGTCCTATGCTGCACCTTCAAAAACCGGAAGGTCATCGGGTTCATGCCGCTCGATCTCGGGATGATTGTACGCTGCATTCACTCCGGGGAGGATGTCAATGGAAACGAGGCGGTGTATTTTGGGTCAGATGACGGCTTCGTTTATGAGTGGAACGCCGGAACCAGCTTCGATGGGGCCGAGGTTCCCGCCTTCCTCCGGACAGCATACAACAACCTCAAGAGCCCGCGTTCCTGGAAGAAATTCCTCCAGCTTTTCCTCGAACTCGATCCAGGGGCCGACCCGAATATCAGCCTGCAGTTCGCGCCCGACTACTCCTACGGGGATGTCGATGTCCCGTCAGCGGTCCCGAGCGACTATGTCGATTACGAACTCAAGGGCGGCGGTGGGTACTGGAACTCCGCCAACTGGAACGAATTCTACTGGAGTTCACAGGTGGTGGCGACCCTCGAAGCCTACATCGAGGGTGAAGGGGTGAACATCG